TTTTCTTAGCAGAGTCCAAGCGGGCAATTGTGGGGTTTGCCAACAACTGAGCCATTTCAGCTTGCAGGTCATTATCTGACTTCTCAGAGAAAACCTCTCTCGCCTTTGCCCGTTGCTCGGCTTTACGCTTTGCTTGTGGGTCATCAGACTCAGGGATTGTCATACCCGATTCCTTGCGGACTCTTTGCCATTTGGATTTAATTGCGTCCTCGGTCTTGCCTTGGTTTTGCAGGGTTTCCCAAAACACAATACGACCCATTGAATACCTAGCCCATGAGGGTTTAGTTCCTAGCACTACCGCAATTGTTGCGATAGCCTCGGCAATGGTATCTTCGCCTTCGTCCATTGCTAGAGTGGCAGATACCAACTGAGCATTTTCTTGCTCGTCAAATTGTGCGAGCATATCTGCGGTTTTTACAACTGTTATCGAATTTTTCATTTCACAATCTCCATGGAGTGGTGTTTAGGGTAGGACATAGTGTCACTCCGCCACTTTGTCCCGCATGAGCCGAAAACAATTCCCGACTCACAAATACAGTTTAACACAGGTGGTGGGATTTGTCAAGGAGATGTCCTATTTATTTCGCAATGTTCTAAAAAAGAGGGGTATTGTTCCATAATGTTCTATTGGGTTGGAACATTAGAAAACCATGCTGGTATTGGGTTTGCGGTTAGTTTAGTATAAATGTTCTATTGTTCTATATAGATTAAGAAGGGAACGAGAGTGTTGAGCCTGCACTATCTGAGGGGGGTCTTGCTATCCTAGTAAAATTATTTTCCGATGTTATTTTTTTGGAACAAATGGAACAAATGGAACAAAGCGTGTAAGTCCTTGATTATAAACACTTTGTTTTGTTCCGTTGCACAGAACATTAGCAGAACAATACTAGGGTTTCCCCTAGTTTACCGAGTGGGCAAAATCGATTATGCTCTGAGCCAGAGCATAACAAAAACAAAGTGGACAAAGTGTCACGCTGACACAATGTCCCAAGTGGCTTGTGCGTCGCTTACAACCAGTTCTCTTCATTTTTAGAAATAAAAAAAGCCCAGCCAGAGCTGGGCAAAATTACTACCATTGGAACTACTAAATATATTTTGCTATATCAATAAAAATGCAACGGGTTTTCTTAGCGTACCTGATTTCCAGATTAGTAAACCCAGCCAGAGCTAAATCCTTAAACTGCGCCCTGTTTACATAGCGACCATCCAGACCATTAAAGTAATCCACAATCCTAAAATCTTTATTGGCTTTTAGATCATCATATAAAGCCGACTGGCTTTTATAATCCCTGCCGTATGCTGGGATAAGTATTAGTGATTTCATGGTTTTTTATGGGCTGGCTTTCACCAGCCCCCCTTATTTAGATTTCAGAATCTTCTGGCTGGAACTGCTCAAGCGTATGTAGAGCATCCTGTAAAAGCGACTCATCCAAACAATTTTTAGTAGCTTGGATAACTTCCTTTTGCAATTCCTTGATTTCAGCCATGCGATCCTTAAGGGCATCACTGTTTTTTAGCTTAATTGCTTTTGCCAGTTTGCTGGCTTTTTTAAGGTTCTCTTCTGTACCCTTAGCAGTAAGCATAGCTATTTCATTCTGTAATTCTGAAATTGGTTTAGCTTTTAATTCATCCATAGCTTGCTGGGCTTTGCTACGCTGATCAGCTTTTTTCTGCCCTGTGGTTGAGGGGCTGGCTGGCTTAACCAAAGCGTAATTCTCTTCCAGCCGACGGGTAAATCTCTTCCACATACCTTTAACTGTATCAGTTTCAAATAATGCAGTTAAGGGCATTGTGATGTCTAACCCTTTTTTCTTAGCGTAAGCTAATTTCATTACTTCGCTACCAGCTACCCATAAATGGTAATCAGCTTGCTTAACAATTTTGCCATCAATCTCTTTTGAGATTTCTACAGCACGGGCAAAATCTTCCACAGCTTGATCAGCGTCTACTTCACTAACAGCGAATAAATCACCAATACCACTAAATAAAGTTACTTGTACATCACTTAACTGAAATGGGATCTTATCCATTTTTATATCTCCGATTAAGGTTAATCGCTAATGAACCATTCACTAGCTAAGATATATCTTAACATAGAAATAAAATAAATACAGTAAATATTTTATAAAATCCCACCAAATTAATTAGCTAGTGTGTCGCATTAATTGGCTAGTGTGTCGCATCAAATATAGATTTTATTGGGCTGGGTAGAAACCTGGGCCAACTTTCGGCAGCACCCAGCCAGGCGCCTAACATCCCGCAAACCCAGACCCCACCTACCCCCGACCCCCAGATCTGGCAATATGGGACCCAGCTAACACCTGTACACAATGATCTGCACAGTAGATACTTCACTTTAAAAAATTCATCACTTATGATGTAAAATCATCCTATGCCCTAGCAATATTTGGCCATAACCATACCAAAACACGTTTTTAATAAACACCCCCCTATCAAAATATTTGGGACTCCACCCCCCGGGGGGTATATAATTTTTTATAGTCCTTCACGTGGACTCGGGGGAACGTGGGATTTTGACCGCTTCACATGCTTCAACTAGTACCCATTAGTACCCCACCTTTGCATATCAAATAAAACACTGTTACACTCCACGCATATAAACCTGACAAGAAGGTTGTATGCAAATACCCGTTGAGCCAAACCTCGACAGACCAATACCAGTACAGGCCCAGCCAGAAAAAGGCAGGACGTACGAAGACCGGCTAAAAGTTGCCGGCAATACTGCCATGCTTCTAAATGAGCTTGGGGTAGAGGATGACTTGTCCCCTGAAGAAAATGAAAAAGCTAGGCAGATGATTGCTAAGTTAAAGCCAGCTGACGACAAATCCAGCCCACCCACGGCAGAAGAAAAAGATCTGAAGAACTACAACGTTGCTTTAGCTATCGGCAACTATCTAAATGAGTACGAGAAGCAGATCGTTGCAGATAAAGTCCAGGTTAGGACAGTAGTTGTCAACCGTTTGATGGAGATTAGCCAGGACGATGACAATAAAGTTGCTCTTAAAGCCCTGGAATTACTAGGAAAAGCGTCGGATTTGTTCACAGAACGCTCAGAAATCACCATTACCCATCAAACTAGTGACGAGTTAAAGGCCGCAATTAAGGAACGTATCAAGTTATTGATGCAAACCCAGCAGCTTAATACCAAAACCAAGGCCCAAAAGCAGCTAGAAGTCATTGATGCAGACGCTAAAGAGGTCAAATGAGCACAATATTGGCTCAAAATAGCGAAAAACCCAATTTAGGGATAGAAGAGCTGCAATATTTGCTCGATAACATCGATACTTTGTCAGATCCTCAGCTCAGAGTACTCAAAAAAGAGCTAGATAGCACCGCAGATGCTGTTCAAAAAGAGAATTGCCAAGAAAATTTCATGGATTTTGTTCATAAAGTTTGGCCTAACTTCATTGATGGCGGGCATCATGAGGAAATGGCTGAAGCATTTGAAAGGGTAGCCAGAGGTGAAACTAAACGACTTATTATTAATATGCCGCCTAGGCATACAAAATCTGAATTTGCTAGTTACCTCCTTCCTGCTTGGTTTTTGGGTAAATTTCCTGAGAAAAAGGTTATTCAAACCTCCCATACCGCTGAGCTCGCTGTGGGATTCGGACGTAAAGTCCGTAATTTGGTCGACTCAGACATATACAAGTCAATATTTCCGGGCGTTGGACTCCAAGCGGATAGTAAGGCCGCAGGCCGTTGGGCAACTAATAAGGGCGGAGATTACTTTGCAATCGGTGTTGGTGGAGCGGTCACTGGTAAAGGCGCAGATATCCTTATCATTGATGATCCGCACTCGGAACAAGAGGCAACTCTAGCTGAAAGTAACCCCGAGGTGTACGACAAAACGTACGAGTGGTATACGTCGGGTCCACGGCAGCGTCTCCAACCTGGAGGCTCAATCATCGTAGTTATGACCCGGTGGAGTAAAAGGGATTTGACTGCTCAGGTTGTAAAAGCAGCCCAACAGCGCTCTGGAGAACAATGGGAAGTCATTGAGTTCCCTGCAATTTTGGACGACGGGCAACCTCTGTGGCCGGCGTTCTGGAGAATAGAAGAACTACAGGCTTTAAAGCAGGAATTGCCAAACGGCAAGTGGATGGCGCAGTACATGCAGGCGCCGACATCAGACGTCAGTGCTATTGTGAAGCGGGAGTGGTGGCAGATCTGGGAGCATGAGGATCCACCCCAGTGCGAGTTCACTATACAGAGCTGGGATACGGCTTTCCTTAAAACCCAGCGGTCAGACTACTGTGCCTGTACTACTTGGGGGGTGTTCTACCAAGCTAATAGTAGGGGGCTTGAGGTACCAAACATCATATTGCTCAACTCCTTCAAAGAACGTATGGAGTTCCCAGAACTAAAGCAAAAGGCTATGGAACACTATAAAGAGTGGGAACCTGATGCACTAATTGTTGAGGCAAAAGCCTCCGGAGCCCCTCTAGTGTTCGAGTTACGAGCTATGGGTATACCTGTTCAGGAATATGTTCCAAGTAAAGGAAGCGATAAAATTGCCCGTTTGAACGCAGTTGCTGATATATTTGCATCTGGGAGAGTTTGGGTTCCTAATACGCATTGGGCAGAAGAGTTAGTAGAAGAAGTTGCAAGTTTCCCAAGTGGCGATCATGATGACTTGGTGGACTCAATGACCCAGGCGTTACTAAGATATAGAAGGGGTGGCTTTGTACAATTGGAGTCTGATTATGAAGACGAACCAAAACAATTTAAGTCATCTAGGCACAAAGGGTACTACAACGTATAAGGCAAGCATATGGCAATAGAAAAGTCACTATCACAGGCCCCACTGGGTTTAGGCGCACTTCCTATGATGGAAGAAGGGCCAGAGCTTGAGATCGAGATTGAGGACCCCGAGTCAGTTGAGATTGGTATTGATGGTATGCCTGTAATGCGTATTGAAGAATCAGAGCCAAGCGATGAAGACTTTGACGCCAACTTAGCGGAGTACATGAGTGAGGACGACCTACAGTCCTTAGCATCAGACTTAGTTGGTGATTTTGATGAAGATATTGGTTCACGCAAAGACTGGATGCAGACCTACGTTGATGGTATTCAGTTGTTAGGGATGAAGATTGAAGAGCGCTCTGAGCCTTGGGAAGGCGCTTGCGGTGTATATCACCCACTGTTATCTGAAGCACTTGTGAAGTTCCAAGCTGAGACCATCATGGAAACGTTTCCAGCAGCAGGTCCAGTAAAGACACAAATCGTTGGTAAAGAGACCCAAGAAAAGAAAGACGCTGCTGAGCGTGTTGCTGATGATATGAATTATCAGTTAACAGATGTGATGCAAGAATTCCGACCTGAACATGAGCGCATGTTATGGGGCTTGGGTTTATCGGGTAATGCGTTTAAGAAAGTTTACTTTGATCCAAGTATTGGTCGTCAGGTATCTATGTTTGTACCAGCAGAGGACTTAGTTGTTCCTTACGGTGCTACTGATCTAGCTAGTTCACCACGGGTCACGCACGTGATGCGTAAGACTCCTAACGAGCTACGCAAGTTACAAGTCGCAGGGTTCTATAGAGATATTGAGTTACCAGATCCTGTAGACTCATTTGATGAAGTTGAGAAGAAGATCGCTGAGAAGATGGGCTTTAGTGCTACTACAGACGATCGTTATAAAATCCTTGAAATGCAAGTTGATCTTGACTTGCCTGGCTATGAAGACGAAGAAGATGGCAAACCTACGGGTATAGCGTTACCGTACATCGTTACCATCGACAAATCGAACGGTATTGTTCTTGCTATTCGTCGCAACTGGAGACCAGAAGATGAACATAAGAAAAAGCGTTCGCATTTTGTGCATTACGGTTATATTCCCGGTTTTGGTTTCTATTGCTTTGGTCTTATTCACCTCATCGGGGCTTTTGCTAAATCAGGTACTAGTATCCTCCGCCAACTCGTTGATGCCGGATCATTGGCGAACTTGCCTGGTGGCTTTAAGACCCGTGGATTGCGGATCAGGGGTGACGACACACCAATAGCACCTGGAGAGTTCCGTGACGTAGATGTTCCAAGTGGGACAATGCGTGACAACATTCTGCCGCTGCCATATAAAGAACCTAGTCAGGTTCTGGCTCAATTGATGAATCAAATCATCGAAGAAGGCCGACGTTTTGCCTCAGCAGCCGATATGAAGATTAGTGACATGAGTGCGCAAGCACCTGTGGGCACAACCTTAGCTATTCTGGAGCGTACATTAAAAGTAATGTCCGCTGTACAAGCCCGCATCCACTACTCATTTAAAGAGGAGCTTCGGTTACTTCGTGACATCATTCGTGATTACACTCCAGATACTTATACTTACGAGCCAGTTGAAGGCAGCCCACGTGCTAAGAAGAGCGACTATGACAACGTAGACGTGATTCCGGTCAGTGATCCAAACGCTGCAACAATGGCCCAGAAGATTACGCAGTACCAAGCCGTGTTACAACTAGCGCAAGGTGCACCACAGATTTACAACTTGCCTAAGCTACACCGTCAAATGTTAGACGTGTTGGGTATTAAGAATGCTCAACAGCTGGTTAAACTGCCCGAGGACCAAAAGCCCGAGGATCCAATCACTGAGAATACAAACGTTCTCATGATGAAGCCAGTCAAGGCGTTCTACTACCAAGACCATCAGGCGCATATTGCTGTGCATATGGCAGCTATGCAAGATCCAAAAATCATGCAGTTGGTTGGACAGAACCCACAGGCGCAAGCTATGCAAGCAGCAATGATGGCCCATATTAATGAGCACGTTGCCTACGAGTATCGCAAG